GATTGACAATGATGGTGCGATAGAATGTCAAATAACAGAATAGGAGAAAACTAATGGCTTTTACTCAAGCAAACTTAAAAAAGATTGCAGGTGGTGGAGATCAAAATGTTTATCTCTACAACTCTGCTGATGCTGTTGCAACCATTGCAGGATCAGGTTATTTTAATAATGCTACCAATCAACTTCATCAGAATGATGTAATCATTACTGTTGGGTCAACGGGTGGCACAAGAACAGTAGATGTCCTTGTTGTATCAAGTGCAACGGCGGCGGCTACTGTAACAACTATTAATGGTACATAGGGTATTGGGGGAGGCAACTCCCCCGATATTTAAATTATGGCAAGTAAAATAGATATATGTAATCAAGCACTTGTATTAGTAGGAGCGAATGTAATATCTGCTCTTACAGAAAACAATACAGAAGCACGAGTGTCTAATCAATTATATGAATCAACATTAAAAAATTTATTAACAAAAGCAAGATGGAGATTTGCTAGTAAACAACAGCAAATGTCTAAAAGTTCTACCGATCCTTTAGACAAATGGGATTCTGCATATCAGATACCGAATGATGCATTATTAGTGCATACAATTACAGTATCAGATAATGTAATTCCTTTTGATAGATATGGTGAATTTTTATACACCAATAGTGGTGCTAACGATACTGTAATACTACATTATACTTATCAACCACACGAAGATCAGTTTCCAGAATATTTTGTTCAAATATTAGTATTTGAGTTAGCAAGTTTATTTGCAGGTGCTATAGCTAGAAATGATAATCTTTCTGTACTATATCAAAAAAGAGCAAATATTCAGCTTACACAAGCTAGGGGTATGGAATCACAAACACAAACTACAAGAAAACTTAATACAAGTTTACTGATTGAAGTAAGGAACAGAGGTACAGCAGATGGAGTGAGAGCAGTTGTACCAAGTAGCAGTTAAATGATATGGCAATACAAAGAGTGCATCAAAATAGTTTTACCCGTGGAGAGGTTGACGAAACTGTTGTAAGTCGTACAGATGTACAGGCATTTCAACAAGCACTTAGAAGAGGAAGAAATATCTTTTGTCTAAATCAAGGTGCAATGGAAAGACGCCAAGGTACTTTGTATAGAGCAGATTTAAATGAAGAAACTAGGTTAGAAGCATTTATATTTAATGAGGATCAAGAATATATACTAGCTTTTCAAAATACTAAATTACTTATATTTTCTACAAACGGCACACTATTAGGCACATTAACAGGTTGTCCTTGGACTACTTCTAATTTATTTGAATTTACATTTACACAATCTGCAGACACAATGATTGTTGCACATACAGCATTCAGACCACAGTTAATTGTAAGAACAGGAGCAACAACATTTACTAAAGCAGATTTTCAATTCGCAACAAACTTTAATGATACAGAAATATTTCAACCATATTTTAAATTTGCAGATTCTAATATTACTTTAGATATAGATCAAACAACAGCACAAACAAATGTAAACTTAGTAACAAGTGTTGCTTATTGGGACTCAACTATGGTTGGTAATATTTTACGATATCACAAATCAGAGATAGAAGTTACAGCAGTAACAGATAGTACAAATGCTGTAGGTACTTTACGAAAAGATGTACGAATAGAACTTGATGATGATCCAATGAAATCTGAACAAGGAACAGCTAAAATAATTGTTTTGCATCCACAACACGGATTTTCTACAGGTGCATCAATTACTATAGAAGGTGCAGAAAGTATTTTAAATGATTCTGGTTCAGGTCTTACAGCAACAAATATAAATGGTACATTTACAATAACTGTTCTTGATGATGATCGTTATGAATATACAGCTACAAGTGGTACAGCAGGAGATTCTCAAGATGGTGGTGGTACAAATGTTAGAATTATAGGACACCCACCAACAAAACAATGGGATGAAGAAGTATATAATACACATAATGGCTTTCCAACAGCAGTTAGGTTTCATCAGCAAAGACTTTTTTTTGCAGGTGGATCTATAAGTGATTTTATTTGTGGTAGTCAAACAGCAGACTTTTTTCACTTTGGTTTAGGGGATGGTGATGATACAGACGCTATTCAAATAAATATTGCATCAGACCAAGTAAATAGAATACAACATTTAATTTCTGGTAAACATTTAGAAATCTTTACAACAACAGGTGAATTTTATTTAAAACCTCAAGTAGGTAAACCACTTACACCGACAGATTTACAAGTATTAAAACAAAGTGATCTTGGTTCGCAACTTAAATGTATGCCAAGATTATTTGATGGTGCGGCAATCTTTATTCAACCGAATGGTAAAACAGTAAGAGAATATTTTTATAATACTGCTAATGAAGAATATACACCTACAGCATTATCTATACTTTCACCACAAGCTGTAAGTAGTCCTACTGACTCTGCAATAATAAAATCATCCGGAATAAGAACAGAAATGTTTATGTTGTTTGTAAATGACAATGGAACAATAGGAGTGTTTTCTGCAAATAGACAAGAAAAATTATCAGGTTGGGTAATATGGGAAACAGATGGTGATTATATATCTGTAGGTGCAACAACACAATTTATGTATGCTGTAGTTAAACGAACTGTAAATGGTGCTACTAAATATTATTTAGAGCAATTTTCTAACTCACAATATGAGATACCAACAGATGCTTCTGTATCTAAAGTCTTATCTTCGTCATATCAACCGCACGGAACGCCTTTAATAAAAGGTGCAGTTACTAGTGCTAATACTGTTATAATAGATGGCTTGACACAAGTACCCAAAGCAGGGGAGCAATTTACCTGCAATTCAATAAGTTGTACGATACAGAATGTAGCAACAACAAGTACATCAGGTGAATATATAGTTACAGTTGTACCTGCTCTAACAGCATCTGATAATGCACCAATAGAATTTACTACCTCTTATACATTTACAGGGTTAAATACTTCACCAGATTTACGAGGTAAAGTAGTACACGCTACATCAGGTACAGGAGAAAATGATACAATAGTTTATTATGGCAGTAGTACAGTTGATTCTAATGGTGTTGCTATATTTCAAAAACCTGCATCAGGTATTGATATAGGTATTGATTATACAGTAGATGTTTCCACATTATCTATAGATGCAACTTCACCTGTAAGAGGATTAGGTTCAACATACGGATTACCTAGAAAAATAGGAAAAACTATATTAGAATTATCTAAAACACATAATTTACAAGTAAACAGTAATGATGTAATTGTAAGCAATGGATTTGAAATGACAGGATATACAGGTAAAAAAGATGTACATAGTTTAGGTTATAGCCAAGAACCTTTTATTACGATTACACAATCTGTGCCATTACCTTTCAGAATATTATCTATAACAAGTGAGTATTATTTCTAATGTGTCCTCCAGCCGCCGCCATTCCATATATTAGTCTAGCTTTCACAGTTATAAGTGGTGGCTTTCAAGTATATTCTATGATGCAACAAATGAATGCTGATGATACATCAAATTCATATGAACAACAAATGTTAGAAGAAAGGCGTAGGCAACAAGAAGAAGAAGCCAAAGCTAGAGAATTGCAAATGCAAAAAGACTTAAATGATAGAAAAAGAGAAGCACTTAAACTACACAAATCAAACAGAGCAAGTTTGGCCGCTTCCGGCGCTGAGATAGGTTCACCAAGTTTTACTAACTTTCTTTCAGCTAATAGAGAAGCTGAAGGACGAGATCAATCTAATATTACTTTGATGGGTAGAGAGGCACAAGCACAAGCACTTATGGATGCAAGACAAACAGGTATTGCAAAAGACGCTTCGTTATCAGCTTACAAATCAAGAAGAAAAGCAAGTATATATAGTGGTGTAGCAGGATTAGTTGGTATGGGTGCTAATGTTAATTGGTCAGCGTTTGCACAAGAGGATGATGCACCACCACCGAAGAAGGAAAATACATAATGGTTAAACGATCCAAGGATATGGTTTCTTATAGAGAACAAATAGGAGTAACTGCTCCTATTGGATATCAAACAGCAATACAAAAAACACAAGAATCTGCAGTAGCTTGGGATAAAACCTTTGAAAAAATATCAGATACTTTTACAGCATTACAGAAAAAAACAGATCAAATAAGAATGAAAAACGCTGTGCAAAATGCAAAATTTGAAATGGATGAAAAACAAATAACTGATGAAAAGACAGGTGAAGTAAGAACAGTTAAAACAATGAAGCCATTTAAAGCAGATAGATTTTTTTGGCAAACAGATCAAGATGATTATGATAAAATGATTGTTGCTAAAATGAAAATGGATCTTGGTTTACAGTTTGAAAAAGAAAGTATGGCACAATTAGAACAATCGTTTAATGCCAATGAAGATGCTAATGGATATGTAAATAGAATGGCTCCAATTTTTGATTCATATAAACAAAACTTGCCCTCAAAATTCTATGATGTAATACGACCTACCCTTGAAGCACAAATGCTACAAGATCAAAAGAAAGCACAAACTAAATTTAGACAACAAAGAGAAGAAGAAACAAGTGCTTTTGCAGAACAGTATTTTAGTAAAGCAGAACAACAATTTAAGAGAGATGTGCTAATTGATCCTAGTAGTGCTAAAGACATAGCTAATGCATCAATAGCTGAAATACCTGAAAATCTTGTTGGTAGAAGTATTACGGAAAGAGTTAAGTTTCAATCAATGATTAATGGGTTACATAAATTCTATTCGTCAGAAGTTAGTGGTGTAAACCTACAACAGCTACTTGATCCAACAACACCAAGAAGTCAAACTAGTTTTGGCAGAAAAGAACAAGAAAGCAATTTAGTAGCTATTCGTGATTTGATTGATGGTAAAGGAGCACAGCAAATAGCATTTGGTGGTAAAGTATCAACTCTTAAACAAGAGGATTTTAATAAAGTATTAGATGGTCTTACTGAAGATGAAGTAGATGCTATTGATTCTAATCTTACCGAGCGATTAGCCAATACATCTGGCTCTAGCGAACTAAGTGAAGCTATAGCAGGTTTTTCTAATTATACTCAACAAAGACAAGCATCTACAAACTATACTGATCCATTTGTACAAAAAAAAATGACACAGGTAGCTAAAGATAGTCCTGCAGAATATTTTCAAATACTTGCACAAAGCTCAAGCAATCCATCTCGTTTAGCTAATTTAACTACATATGACCAAGCTATGAGAACACCAGAGTTTTATGAAGCACACGGCAGACTTGGAGCAATGCCTACTGTAATAAAAGATTCTATAGAACAACTTATATTATCAGGTGATGCTGATGTAATACAAGCAATGCTTAATCCTATGGTTGCATCAGCAACACGATTATCAGGAACTATGTATAAAGGTAAGTTTATAAGAACAGATAGTTATGAAAAAATGTTTCCTAGTTTATCTGATAAAGCACATAATATTTTAGAAGGTGTAAGAGTACGATCATTAGTTAATGATAGAATAGACTTTACTACAGTAGCTACTGAATTATCTACAGCATTTGATAAAAACATTGATGAAAGAAGTGGTAATGCTTCTGTTGTTAATAAAGCAGTTGATGATGCAATTAAGCATGTAATTGATAAAACAGGTATTATGTTTGGTGAAGATAATTTAGCAACACCATTAAGAAATACTTTAAGAATGTATTTACGAAGTTCTACCATATATGATCCAAATGTTACAACTGAACCAACTAAAGGTTTTAAACAAATGGGTATGAAGTTTTATAATACTCTTACTGAAAAAGGTATAATAGGCAAAAGTAATTTTAATTATATGGCAGGAGGTGATGCAGGAGAAAGTGGCGTTGTATTATATCCATTAGAGCGACATAAGGTAACCGATCCTAATAATCCGAATAGAATGATAAATGACCATCACGAAGCGTATATTATGAATCAAATTAGTAAATTTGAAAGATATAAAAATGTTGATAGAAATAAAATGAAACTTGGTAGAGATTTTAGAGTATATCCTGTTAATACTAAAAATATGAATTTAACAGATGATACTGCAAATATTTCTTATTATTTATTAGAAATAAATAAAGGCACAGGTGATGCTACACCTGTATTAGAAGATGATGGCACATTTTATTTTTACACACCAAATGATGTAAAAGAAAAACTAGATAAAGCTAGAGATCAGGATATAGAAATTGGTATGGTACTTAGTAAAGATATTACACATTATGACGCACTTAATGAAGCTAATAAACAAAGGATAAGAGAAGCAGAAAACTTTGCAGACAATTATCCAACAACATTTAATGCACTAATTCCTAATTATGGCAAGAATTAATACTACATCAGTAGATAGTCTAAGTAATAATCAACAAGATTTTTTACGAGCATATAACTATGCACAGCTTAGACGAGTGCCTGTTATGGCTAAAGAAAATAAGTATGTTCCTAACAATTCTTTCTTTGATGATGTTATGGATCATTATAGTTTGTCTTGGCTTAATCAATGGGCAGAAAGTACATCACCTATAGACCAACAAGTAAGTGATGAATACGATCCTAATTATGATGTATTTGCTGACAACTTTGAGCCTTACCTACCTTATATGAAAGAATTTATTGGTATTAAAAATAAAGAACAAGCTGATTTTTTAAAACAAAAAATAGATAGAAACAATGCTAGACGAGATAGATTAGAGCAAGCAGGCAGAATACTACCGGGATTTGCGGCGGCGTTTCTTGATCCAACTACATACATACCTATACCTATGGTAGGAGGATTAGGATTTGTTAAAGGTGCAGTACGAGGTGGTGTAGGTGTTGGTGGTATAACAGCATTAACAGAACCTATACGACACAATTTAGATCCAACTTCTACATTTGAAGAAACAACAGCAATGATTGGATTGAGTGCACTTGCAGGTGGTTTTATCGGAGGAGTAGCAGGCTCACTTACAGCTAACTTAGGTAGCAAAACTTTAAAGAGTGCATTGCCTAAAGGTACAAAAAAAACATTAGATGACTACGACAAAGAGTTATCTGAAAACGAAGGTATCAAAGATTATAATCAAGAAGAATTTTATATAAATCCAAAAAAAAATTTTGAAGATGTAACTATAAAATCAAAGCGAGGTAAACAAGCTAGAGAGCCAGAACCTATTAAAGATGCAATAGATGCAATAGAATATCTTGATCCTAAAGGTTATAAGAGTCTTAGAATTATTGATGGTTATACAGGTAGGCACGATAAAAATGGTAGATATAAGAAAGCATTTTATCAAAGAAAAAATAATACAATACGAATAGATAGAGAAGCTATAAAACGAACATTCATAGATTTGCCGTGGACTAAACCTACAGTAAAAGGTGTTAAAGCATTACCAAGAGATACATTTAATAATGCAGACGAATGGGCAGATTTTGTTATGTTGCACGAATATTCACATAGTAAAATAAAACAAAAACCCGGACAGAGCATAGCAGATTATGAAAATGCAATTAATCGTAATGCTATGGAAATACTTGGTAAAATTAAAAAATTTAATAAAGGTGATGCTATTCGCATAAAATCAGTAAGTGGTATGAAAAGATTTAAAGCACTACCGGGAGAGTCTGTACCACAGCTAAGAGGAAGAATGCAACAACAACGAGAAATAGTAGATCAAACATTTACACAAACAGGTGTACAACAAGCTATAGAAGAAACAGAAACAGCAGGTGTTCGTAGTAATGTAGATGATGTTGTGGCTAGATATAATAATCTTACTAATGAAGTAGAATTAGATATAGTAAAAGCAAAAGCACAGTTTGAACAAAAAAAACATTTAGAACAACTAAGACAGGTTGGAGTAACACCACCTGCAAATTTATTTAGAACAGCAGATGATTGGGTAAATTACACAGTAAGACGAGCAATATTTGCAAGTGAAATTATGCCTAAGACACTTAAAGAATTTAAAGATATGCCTGTAAGTGAATATCTAAGCACTCTTAACAAAAGAGTAATTGATGACATTGTAAAAGACAATGTGTCTAAAGGTGCAGAAACTAGTGGTATTAAATATTTAAGAATATTAGAAGAAGTACAAAACCTTGGAGGCGTAGTTAATGCTGTAGGTAGAAATGTTAAAAACAAAAAATTAAGAGAAAGGGTAGCACGAGATATGCTTGAACTATTAGGCGATCACGGAGTTATGACTAAAATGAATAGGGAAGGTTATTCTGCTACACCTGATTCTGTATTATTGCGAACATTTACTCAATACCAACCAAAACTTAGAGATGCTATATTTGAAATGGAAGATGCTTATTTTGGATATCACGGAATTGCTTCTGATAAAACAGGTGGACAAAGAACTATTGCTAGAGGTGTATTAGCTACACAACAATTTGGCTCAAA